TGGTGGCTGGGCGGGGCGTAATCGCAAAGTCTATATCCCTGCGCGTCCGTTTTTGCAATTAACCAATGAGGACAAGCAGGATTTGATGGATGATGTGCAGGATTATTTTGCCAGTTTGCTATGATGACAAATGTATTTAAATTTCGTTGCGTGTGGTAGAGTTATTCGTGTAATATTCGTTCTATTTTATTTGTTAAATATAGAGGGGGTAGATATGAACCTATTTGATTTGTCTCGTCGCGCCACCCGAAGATTGTTTGGAGCGCCGCAAAAAGCAGATACAACCCATGCTCGTGTGATTGTGGAAAGCAATGGCATAGTGCGCACTAATTATGATAATGAAGAAGTGCGCCGTGATTTGTTGCGCGAAATGCGTAAATTTGAGGATTTTAAAGTGGAGCGCAAATAATGGCGTTGTTGGTTGTGTTGTTGGTTTTGGTGTTGGGGTATTACTATGCTGCCCATATACCATCAGAACAGATTAAATTAAGACGAAGCGCAGGCTGGGAAACTTATGTTTATTTAGGGTTTCACGGACTGCGCTTAATTTTGAATGGCGCAATGGCTTGGTTAATCTTGACTGTGCCGTTATACGCTGTGCTATGGATATTTGACGGCATAGCGGGCTGCTTGCATTTCACGCCTGATTTAAGCGGCGCAATGGTGCGTTTGGCAAAATATAGGTTGTTTGACGATATTCAGGTTTATCACGTTGTTATTGCTTTGCTTGCGTTGGGAGATTGTAAGAATGGAATCAAGAAACGTAACGAAGAAGATTGGCGTCAGAAAATCAAACATTACGATGGAATGCTGCGGATTGTTTGGCAATCTTTGCACACGCAAGTGCCTATTCGTATTTCGCTTAAATCGCGCAAGGTTTATGTAGGGGTGGTGTCGCAAGAGCAGTTTTCCAATCCAGAATCAGATTATATGTTGATTGTTCCCTTTCTGAGCGGCTATCGTGATAAGGATTCGCTTGATATTTTCTTTGACTGCAACTATCACTCGGTTTACCAAAAATATGGCTTGTTTGATGATGATGATTTAAGTAAACAAGAGATTTTGGAGCTGGATGATTTTCGCACCGCCATCCGCATAAGCGAGATTGAAAGCGTGTCGTTTTTCAAAATAGAAGTATTTAATGATTTTGAGCGGTATAAAAAAGGGGAATATGCAGAAAAAACCGAATAACCCCCAAAACGCGCGTTTGCCGCGTTTTTTTTGCGCTTGGGCTATCTATCCCCATCCTTGCCCCTTTATCGCAATCTGCGCGCGTTTTAAACGCCTTTTAAACACTATTGCTGCGCCGTTATCACAAGGCAGCCTGAAAAGTATCTTTCAGGCTGCCTTTTTTGCGCGGCGCAATCAGGCAAAACGGGGGCGCAGCCGTGCCACTCTTTGTCTTGTTTTGATGCGCTCATAATGCCGCCATCCCATAAAGGACAACCCATGAAACGCAAAAATCAGCATTTGGCGTTAGCCGCTTGCAGCTTTGAAGTGTTGGGGCAAATGGGCAAGCGCATCCAGCTTTTGCCTTATGGCGAGTTTCGCGCGATTGACGGACGACCGACCGATGCGCCTGCTTGGTTTTTAACCGAGGAGAATGGGCACGATGTGGCGGCATTAGCCAATCAAGCGCGCACGCAGTTGGTGGTGGATTATGAACACCAAACCTTGCACAAGGAAACCAACGGGCAGCCTGCGCCAGCGGCGGGCTGGATGACGTGGCTGGAGTTTACCCCGCGCGGCTTGTTTGCCGAGGTGGATTGGACAGACAACGCCCAACGCCTGATTGCCAACCGCGAATATCGCTACATTTCGGCGGTGTTTGCTTATGACACGCAAGGCTATGTGCGCAAACTTTTGCACGCGGCTTTAACCAATTATCCCGCTTTGGACGGCATGGACGAGGTGCTCGCCGCCGCCAGCGCGCAATTTTTACCCCCAATGGAGACGCAAAACCCCATGAATACCTTATTGCAACAGCTTTTTGGCTTGCCAGACGCAAACGAAGACCAATTGAAAGACGCTTTAACCGCGCTTTTGGCAGCCAAACCCCAAACCGTCGCCCTGAGCGCGCAAACGTTTCAAGACCTTGCCGCCAAGGATGAAAAGATTGCAGCGTTATCGGCGCAGGTGGCACAGGCACAAAACGCACCGCAAAACACGCCTGACTTAACCCAATACGCGCCCGTGAGCGTGGTGCAGGAGTTGCAACAGCAAATTGCTGCGCTGACCGCCCAGCGCGATGCCGATAAAGGCGCGGAGCTGATTACCGCTGCGCTCGCGGCGGGCAAATTGCTGCCCGCGCNTTTAACCCAATACGCACCGGTGAGCGTGGTGCAGGAGTTGCAACAGCAAATTGCTGCGCTCACCGCCCAGCGCGATGCCGATAAAGGCGCGGAATTGATTAGCGCTGCGCTGGCGGCGGGCAAATTGCTGCCCGCGCAAAAAGAATGGGCAGAAGGGGTGTTGAAACAGCCTAATGGCTTGGCGTTTTTGACTGGCTTTATTGAGCAAGCGCAGCCGATTGCCGCGCTGGCGGGCAACACGCAAACGCAAGCCGCAGGCGCGGGCGAAGCGCACAAAATCGCCGCTTTAACGGCGGAGCAAAAAGCCGCCGCCAAGATGCTGGGCATGAGCGAAGCCGATTTTGCCCAAACGATTCACGGCGCAAACGGCGATAAGGCAGCCTGAAAATAAAGCAGCCTGAAAACAATAAGCAATTTTTAACCTTTAACACAAGGAAATCCACATGGATAAAGCCGCGATTTTAACCGCGCTGACCGCGCAGTTTCGCAAAGAGTTTCAAAATGGTTTGGCGAGCGTAGAGCCCAGTTTTTCTGCCATTGCCATGACCATCCCCAGCAGCACCGCCACCAACACTTATGCGTGGCTGGGCAAATTCCCGAAAATGCGCGAATGGGTGGGCAGCCGCCAAATCGGCAAGATGGCGAAACAGGCGATGAGCTTGGAAAACAAGAAATTTGAAGCCACGGTGGGCGTGGAGCGCACCGATATCGAAGACGACCAAGTGGGCATGTATCGCCCGATGATGCAGGCGATGGGCGAATCGGCTGCCACGCTGGCTGATGATTTGGTGTGGGGCTTGTTGCCCAAGGGCAAAACCACGCTGTGCTACGACGGGCAGAACTTTTTTGATTCCGACCACCCTGTGTTTGCCAACAACGATGGCACGGGGGCAAACACCCCCACCAGCAACATCACCACGGGCACAGACAACGATGCGCCGACTTGGTATGTGGTGGATGACACCAAAACCTTGAAGCCTTTGATTTTCCAAGAGCGCACCGCGCCCGAGTTTGAAACCAAGTTTGACCCTGCCAAATCGGACAAGGTGTTTATGGAGGATGTGTATTTATACGGCAGCCGCCGCCGTTGCAATGCGGGCTTTGGCTTGTGGCAACTGGCGCACATGGCGGAAAAAACCGCGCTGAACCGCGCCAATTTGGCAAAAATCATCGCGCAGATGATGACGATTAAGGCAGACGGCGGTTATGTGCTGAACGTGAAGCCCAGCCTGCTGGTTGTGCCGCCGCAATTGGAAGACGCTGCGCGCGAATTGTTGGAAGCCGACAAAATCAACGGCACCACCAACACGTTTAAAGGGCGTTTAAAGCTGCATGTGAGCGTGCATTTGGCGTGATGGCGCAGGCAGCCTGAAAACCGAGCGGAGAAGCGGCAGCCGCCGCGCCCCTAAACCATAAGGAAAAAGCTATGGCAAAAAACACACCCCAAACCCCAACGCAGCCTGAAAACGAGACCGAAGCGTTGGCACAAAACCCAACCAGCCCCGAGCAGGCGCAGCAAGAGACGCTGCAACCGCAAGACGCAGCAAATGCCGCCTTGCAGGCAGAAATCACCGCGCTGCGCGAAGCAAACGCTGCCTTAACAGCCGAGCGCGATGCGGCGCAAGCTGCGCTATTGGCGGCGCAACAAGCAGCCGCCCAAGCAACCGCAACGCAGCCCGAAAACCCCGATGCCGACCCACGCCAAGCCATTTTGGCGTGCAGCGCGGACGGCGTGGAATTCTGGCGCGGCGGCGTGTTGTTTAACCACGAATGGCAGCGCATTGAGCGCGCCGCGGTGGGCGAAGAGGCTTGGCAGCGCATTGTGAACGAGCCGCGCTTGCGCATTAAAGCGGCGGATGAGCATGGCGCATAACCCTGTTTATGCCGATATGGGCGACATGATTGTGCGCTTTGGCGAGTTGGAGGTGTTGCAGATTGCCGACCGCGATGCCGATGGCGTGATTGACGCAGATGTGGTGGCGGTGGCGCTTGCCGATGCCAGCGCGGAAATTGATGCGTATTTGGGGCGGTTTAAACAGCCGTTTACCGAAACGCCGCCGATTTTGCGCCGCTTGGCGTGCGACATCGCCCGCTATCGTTTAACCGCCACATCGGGCGTGTTGATTACTGACGAAATCCGCAATCGCTACAAAATTGACGTGTTGGAGCTGCTTAAAGCCTTATCGCGCGGCGATGTGCAACTGGGGATGGACAGCGGCGGGGCGCAAGTGGCGACATCGGATAATGGCGTGGTGTTTGCCAACAACAAAAACCGAATTTTTGCACGGGATGCCACATGATAACCACCCAGATTGAGCAAGCCATCTGTCTGCGGCTGCAACGCGGCTTGGGGCGCATGGTGCGCACCGTTAAAAGCTACAACGGCGAGGCAGACGACCTTGCTGCGCAAATTAAAACCCTGCCTGCGGTGTGGGTTACTTATGGCGGCAGCAGGGTGGAAACCATCAGCGGCGGCAATCGCTATCAAGACACCGCCACCTTTGCCGTGATGTGCGCCACGCGCAGCCTACGCAATGAAGTGGCGCAGCGGCAAGGCGGCGTGGTGCTGCAAGAGATTGGCAGCAACGATTTGATTGATGCGGTGCGCCGCTTATTGGATGGGCAACGCTTGGGGCTGCCTGCCGCCGACAGCAGGGGGCTGGTGCCCAAAGCCATCCGCGCCATTGCCAACCATGCGCTGGTGCAGCAGGCGGCGGTGAGCGTGTATGCGCTGGAATATACCCTGCGCTTGAACCGCTATGCCTTGGAAAACGACCGTTTCCCCGAGCCGCAAAGCGACAGCACGCATCCTGATTATGTGTTTACCCGCTATCAAGGCGAGACAAGCGCGCCTTATCCGCCGTTTGAATATTTGGATGGCTTGATTTTTGACCCCCAAGCCGAAAACGCCAAAATCCCGCTGACGGCGCAATTTTGGCAAGACTGACCGTTTACCTTGAAGGAATCCGCATGAATAAAATCATGGTAGTAGCAGAAGTGGGCTTGCGTGTGCCGCTGACGCATAACCCGCATGAATATATTGAGCAAACGCCTGTGGAAGTGGATGGCGACGATGTGTATTACCGCCGCGCCATTGCCGATGGCGATTTGCTGATTTTGAGCAACGATGCGCCGAGCGCTGCCGAGCAGTCCAATCAGCAGCCTGAAAACGGGCTTGCAGGTTTGGGCGAAAGCCAAAACGCGAAGAAAGGCAAATAACCATGGCAGAACACATTAGCTTTGACACCATCCCCGGCAGCATCCGCGTGCCCGGGCAGTATATTGAATTTAACACGCGCAATGCGGTGCAAGGCTTGCCGCAAAACCCGCAATCGGTGCTGCTGCTGGCACCGATGTTGGCAAGCGGCAGCCAAGAGCCATTAACCCCTGTGCAATTGTTTAGCGATGCGCAAGCGGGCGATTTGTTTGGGCGCGGCTCGTGGGCGCAGTTGATGGTGCGCCAAGCGTTTAAAAACAATGCGTATTTGGATTTGACCGTGATCGGCTTGCCCGACCACAGCGC